TACAGGAGCTACCCCTTCTTCTTCAAGCCCATTCAGGATGGTACAACCAATCCAAGGATGGAGTTAGCCTTTAGGGAGCCAGCAAGACGAATCACAAAAACCAACAAGACCATTGGCAAGACAGAGGCCTTGGATACGGTGATTAACTGGAAAAACACCACGTCAAACGCTTACGATGGTGAAAAGCTCCATCTGTTGTACTTGGATGAGGCAGGGAAATGGGAGAAGCCAATGGATATCACCGAGGTTTGGCGAATCCACAGAACCTGTCTTATCGTCGGTAAGAAGGTTGTCGGTAAAGCCCTAGTGGGTAGTACAGTCAACCAGCTGGACAAGGGGGGTGCAAACTTCCGTAAGCTCTACAACGACTCAGACCCTCTAGAACGCAACGAAAACGGGAGGACTAGGTCTGGGCTCTACCGCATCTTTATCCCCGCTTACGAGGCCTTAGAAGGCTTCTTTGACCCCTATGGGATGCCTATCATTGAGAACCCCAAGCACGCTATCAGGACGATGGATGGGGACTTCGTGAAGATAGGCGCAAAGGCTTATCTTTCCAACGAGAGGAAGGCTCTGAACAAGGATGGCTACGAGTTGAACGAGGTCATCAGGCAGTTCCCTTGGACCATTGACGAGGCCTTCAGGGAGTCCACCAAGTCATCTCACTTCAACATTGGTAAGATTTACGAGCAGCTGCAGTACAATAGGGAGCTATACCCTTTGCCTGTGGTGAGGGGTAACTTCGTGTGGAAGGACGGGATACAGGACAGCGAGGTGCTTTGGTCTGCAAGCGATAACGGGAAGTGGCGCATATCTTGGTTGCCTCCAGAGCATCTAAGGAACAACAAGGTTACGAGGAACGGAAAGTGGTTCCCAGGCAATGAGTTCCTAGGTTGTGGGGGAGTTGACTCCTACGATATTGACAATACGATGGATGGGAGGGGCTCCAAGGGGGCTTGCCACCTATTCAACAAATTCAACATTGAGCACCCATCCAATCTGTTTGTTGCCGAATACGCAGAGAGGCCACCTCTTGCGAGGATTTTCTATGAGGACGTTCTCCAAGCTGCCGTATTCTTCGGATACCCACTTCTCATTGAAAACAATAAATACGGGATTGTCCGATACTTTGAGGCAAGAGGTTACGATGGGTTTATCCTCGACCGACCAGAACATCTCAGGGCTCCACATAGTAATGCAAATATAAAAACCAAGGGCATTCCCTCTAATAGTCAGGATGTTATCCAGGCTCACGCACAGGCCATTGAGTCCTATATTCACGAGCACGTAGGCATCAACGACGACTCAGGGAACTACGGGAAGATGTATCTGGAGAGAACCCTTGAGGACTGGATTAACTTCAAGGTGGATGACAGAACCAAGTATGACTTAACGATATCTGCAGGGCTTGCCCTTTTGGCAGCTCAGAAGTATAAAGTCGCCAAGGTGAAAGCCGATTTGTCAAATAAGGTCTTCTTCAGGAAGCACAAACCCATAACTCGCTTATAGTCAGTCATTTTTGAGTATATTTGTAGCCAAATTGACCAATCGAAAGGAATGGCTAAAAATATAAACTTCCCTAGCGGGAATTTCCCTAATCCGCTGGCTTCTACGGAGTCAAAGCAGACCAAGGAGTACGGGTTAAAATACGCAAAGGCTATTGAAAGCCAATGGGGTCGGACCGACGATGTGCAGAGCGCATTTGCAAGGCGATACGGGGAGTTTGAGAGGAACAGGGATTACGCCAACGGGACGCAAGATGTCACCGTTTACAAGCAGATTCTAACATCGCTAGACCCCAACAACGGGGACGGTTCTTTGATTAACATCGACTGGTCGCCAGTCCCTATTGTCCCTAAGTTCGTTCGCATCGTCGTAAACAAGATTCTAGGTCGCAAGCCATATCCCAATGTAGAAGCTGTTGACCCTCTATCCATTTCAGAGAAAGAGAAGAAGAAGGCTGAGGTTAAGTTCCAAGTGAAGAACAAGGAGCTGATTGAGATGGCGAATCAAGCGGGGGTGAATACAGGGGTGGATACAAACAAAATCCCAGAAACCCCAGAGGAGGCTGAAATTTTCCTTGAAAGCAACATCAAGACCAACGCAGAGATAGCCTCACAGATTGCAACGAATCTGACCCTTGAGTGGAACGACTTTAACGACGGGACCTTTAGGCGCTGCGTGAATGACCTCGTGTCGCTAGGGATGGCTGTTGTCAAGCGGGAGAACGACCCCAACTATGGGATTGTCGCTAACTACGTTGACCCGTCCTATTTCGTTCACTCCTACACGGAGGACCCCAATATGGCTGACCTAACCTATGCTGGTCACATTAAAAGGATTAGCATTCAGGAGCTCAAGAGGATTGCTGGGGATGAGCTTACGGAGGAGCAGTACGAGAAGATTGCTAGAGACGTTCAATACAAGTACTCCAACAACCCAGGAAGAATGGGTTACTCCAATTACGACAGGTACACCAATCGGATGACCTATGGTTACGATGAGTACATCATTGAAATCCTTGACTTTGAGTTTATGTCTGTTGATGATGTTTACTACGAGAGCAAGGAGTCTAAGTTTGGGAACGTAGGGTTCTACTACAAGGGGGCTATGTACACACCTCCCCGTGAGAGCGTATACGATAGGAAGCCTTTTAAGATGTCCTACGCTACGGTTTACGGTGGTTCATACGTACTCGGAACAGATATGCTATACGGCTACGGGATGAAGAAGAACGTACCGAAGAATATCCACGACATCACAAGAGCACGTATGTCCTACAGCCCTATAGCTGTGAATATGCGTAGGCTTCAACCCAAGTCAATGGTTGCTTCGGTGATTGGCTTCGCTGACCAGCTTCAGATTACGCATTTGAAGATTCAGCAGTCCATTGCGAAGGCAAAGCCTGATGGTCTCATCATTGACATTGAAGGTCTTGAGAATGTGCAGCTAGGGCAAGGTGGAGACCTACAGCCTCTGCAGATTCAGGACATCTACGAGCAGACGGGTGTATTCTACTATCGTTCTAAGAACCCAGAGGGCGGATTTCAGAACCCACCTATCCGTTCTATTGAGAACCAGATTCGGAACATCAACGAGCTTGTGTCTCTTTACAACCACTACCTACGAATGATTCGTGATGCCACGGGTATCAACGAGGTCGTGGATGGTTCAACCCCCAAGGGCGATGCACTTGTCGGGGTTCGTCAGCAAGCGATTGACGCTTCCAATAACGCCACCTACGACATCACGCATTCGTCAATGGTTCTGTTCAAGAAGGTCTGCGAGGACATCATCAAGTGCCTCCAGATTCTCCCAACGGATGCTGTTATCTACAGGGTTTACGAGAACGCTATCGGGAAGGCTAATATGGAGGTGCTATCCTCCTTTGCTGACCTACCGATGTACAACTTTGGTGTCAAGGTGGTTACGGAGATGAACGACGTTGACAAGGCTTACCTTGAAGCAAACATTCAAGCATCCTTGTCTCAGAAGGAGATAGACCTTGAGGACGCTATGGCTATCCGCAAGCTGAAGGACGTAGACCAAGCTGAAAGGCTCCTACTTGTCAGGAGAAAGAAGAGAATTCGGCAAAACCAAGAGTTAGCTGCTCAAAACAGTCAAATGCAAGCCCAGGCCAACCAGCAGACGGCTATGGTGACATCGCAAGCCAAGATTCAGGAACTGCAAGCCCAAGCACAGCTGGAGGCTCAGAAGATACAGCTGGAGACGCAATCAAAGTCGCAGTTGTTGCAAACTGAGTATATGCTCAAGATGGAGCTAGCGAAGCTGGAGGCAGAGATGCGGAATATGGTTTCGGATGGTGATAAGATGTTTAGGGAACAGCTCGAAGACAAGAAAGAGAAAGCAAAAGACGAGCGTGTCAAAGCTCAAGCTGTTGAGCAGTCTAAGCTAATCAGCCAAAGAAAGGGTGAGAGAGGCGAGTTGATGTCTGCAGACGAGGAGCTGATGAATAGTATCTTTGGAGGCCAGCAAGAAACCCCACAACAAGCTTAAAATGAGCACATTAAAACTAGACCAATCCCAAAGGGTTGACATCGTTTGCAGACGTGGAGACACGTTCAAGATGGTTCTCAATGTGAGAGACAGCTCTGGTGCAGTGGTGAATGTTTCTGGCTCAGCCTTCACCTATAAGATGGAGGTTCGTGAAACTGACACGGCTACTGGTACGGCTGTAATTCCTACAAACGCAACTGGTTTTGTCTTTGCTGGGAATGCAAGTGGCGTACTGAATGTCACCGTGACTTCAACCACAATGGCTGCTGTGAACTCTGGTCTGTATGTGTATGACCTTCAAGCCACAAGAGTCGCAGATAGCTTCGTTCAGACCTGGCTATACGGGACATTTCTAATTAATGAAGATGTAACGATAACTTAGTATGATTAAGCCGACTGTTGAAACTACGATTATAATTAGAACCGCAGCAGATGGGCCACCACCGCTATGGTTTGCTATCCCTGCTCAGGAAACTTATGCCCTCAACTTCCAACCACCAAGAGAGCTTAACCTTATCTATGATTTGCTAGGGGCGGTAGGTATTTTTGATTACACCTTTGATTTAACCTTTGAATAATGGCTGTACAGACAAGAGCTCAGTTAGACACAAAATCAAATACCGTAAAAAGCGAAACAGCTCCAAGCGCTAATACAGCTGCAAGGGTTGGTGGGTTGCTTGAAGATTTTGCGGATAGCGTTACTCTTAATGGGGAAAGAGGATTTGCTAGTCTATATGTAGATACACCAACGGGTTACACCCCAAGCACTTCTGCTGAAGTTGTTGTTGATATAACGATGAAAAATGAAGCAAGCTCTGGAAGTGTTTTTTCAGTATCTGATTATACTATAACCTACACAGGTTCCATTACGGTTGGACTACGTATTTCGTGCCAGTTGACCTTTGCTGGAGCTAATAACAAGCGATATTCATTTTGGATAGCTCAAAACGGAAATATAATTCCTCAGTCTCTCTCAGAAAATACAACTCAGGGGACTCATAATCACGTTATATGCCTAGAGGCTTTTGTATTGGCTTCTACAGGCAATTTTTTTGAAATCTTTGCGTCGTCTAACAGTGGAAGTGAAATAACCATTCAAACAGCAACATTTACAGCCTGTACAATATGAAAGAACTACTTGCGGTCCTTGAAAAGTTCACCAAAGAACCCATTGCTGGTATGCTATTCTTTACCATCATCTGCATTGGATATCTGTACCTAGACAACAAGACCAACTACCAGCATCAGATTGAGGCTTGTGGTACGAAGGTTGAGATACTTGAGCAAAAAGTCAATGTCCTAGAAGGGAAGCTCAAAGTGAGCGATAGTCTTCTTGTGAGAGCCTTGGTTAAACTAGAATCCATCAACGCACAACGATGAAATACCTACTTGCTATCTGTTTAATCTTTTGCTCCTACTCTTGCGGGGACGAACCGTTAAACGCTAAGACAAAGAAGCCTTGCTGCGGTGACACAACGGCAAGTGCAGTTGACACGCTGGCTTTACGTGTTGAGCACGTCATCCACGAGCTTGATAGCAAGCAAGCTGTTGCAGCGCCTATTAAACCAAGTTCAGCAAAAGTAAAACAGCTCGAAAAAGAGAACAAGCATCTCAAGGACAGCATCAAAGAACTCCACGAATACTTCGTATCAGAACTGAAATAAGATGGATAACCGCATTAAAAACCTCATCAAGAAGCACGGGTTAGCGGGAGTCAACCGACCGAAGAAAACCCCTAGCCACCCTACAAAGAAGGGTATTGTTCTTGCTAAAGAGGGAGATAGAGTGAAGCTTATCCGCTTCGGGGACCAGAATATGGGGCACAACTACAGCCCAGAAGCACGCAAATCGTTTAAGTCAAGGCACGCTAAGAATATTGCCAAGGGCAAAATGAGTGCAGCCTATTGGGCTGATAAGGCTTTCTGGGGCGGTGCAGGGGCAGACAAGAAGATGCCGCCAAAGTCTCAGAAGTACACAAGAGGATTGAAGAAGTACGCAGAGGGAGGTAAGGTAGCTACAAAGACCAACCCATCTCTTTGGGAGAAAGCCAAGTCGCAAGCCAAGGCTCGTATGGGTGGTAAGCACAGCGCAAGAGCTATGCAGCTCGCTGTGTCCATCTACAAGAAAGCTGGAGGCGGATACAAGGGCCCTAAGAAGGAGACAGGTCTCTCCAAGTGGACTAAGCAAGACTGGACAACCTCATCTGGTAAACCATCGGAGGGTAAGCGTCGTTATCTCCCACGCAAAGCTTGGTCTGCATTGTCTTCTGCAGAGAAAGCAGCAACCAATAGAGCCAAAGCTGAAGGGAATCAGCAGGGTAAGCAATTCGTTGCTCAACCTAAAACCATCGCTAAGAAGGTGGTTAAATATCGTAGATAGTTTTTATACTATCTTTGCAACCAACTGTAATTCAATTATTTATGGAAACAAACTTCAATCCGCTTGAAAACCTGGCTAAGGACCTCGGAATCGATATCCTCGACACCCCACCAAGTCCCGAACCACAACCTGAACCATCGGCTGCTAGCTCCGAACCAAACGCTGGCGATAGTTCTTTGACATCAGACCCTGAGCCTCAGCCTCAGTACGAACCTCAACCTGAGCCTCTTGGAGACGACTCTAACGTGCTTTACACACAGAGCGGATACCAAGGTGGAAACGATGATGATGTCTCCGACGAGGAGACGATTGACTTCATCAACTCGTATCTAGAGGAGAAGTTCGGAACTGGGCTTGAATCTCTAATGGGTCAAACGCAAGAAACAGATATCGATGAGAGGTTGCTACCTATCCTTGAATTTGTTCGTGACACGGGGCGCTCTCCCGAAGACTGGTTTCGTTACCAGATGCTGAACCCATCCGAAATGGATGATTTGAATCTGATTAAGCTACAAATGTCTGCGGAGCACCCTGAGTTGTCTCAAGAGGACATCTCTGTACTTATGGAAACTAAGTATAAGATTGGAGACGATTTCCTTGATGAGAAAGAACAAAGGATGGCACAGCTTCAGCTCAAGATAGATGCTAATAAAGCTCGTCAAGAGATTGAGAATCTTAGGAACGGATACTTGGCAAGAACCGAAACGGGAGAATACCAAGAATACGAACCTGAATCGTTTGTAGACGAGCAGTGGCTTCAAGAAATGTCTAATGAGATAGATGCACTTGAAGGGATTGACTTCGAGCTTAATGGCGAGAAGACTTTCACCTTTGGGTTAAACGACTCTTACAAGAACAGCTTGAAATCAAAAAACGCTCAACTGGACTCATTCTTCGACCAATACGTCGACGGTAACGGGCAGTGGAATCACGAGCTGTTTGGTATGCACAGAACCGTTGTAGACAACATTGACGAAATTGTCAAGGCTGTTTATAGTCAGGGACTGTCAGACGGACAGCGGAAGGTTGTACAAAACGTAGCCAACGTACAAACAGGCGCTCCAAATGCAGGGCCTGGAGGTCAGAGTGACACCCTGTTAGCACAGATTGAAAGCATTATGGGTCAACAAGACTCTATGGTGCGCATTAAACTCTAAACCTTTAACCCTTAAACCCAAAAACAAATGGCAAATATGGCCCCTCCCCCTACTCAGAGTGCTACTCTGGGTTTCGCATCTGCACCCGCAAATGCGTTTAAACTAGCTACTCCAGACCGATACATCTCTCTGGGTGACTTCATTAACAGCGTAAACAAACCTGACAATCGCACGCAGCTTGTTAAGACCTTCGGAAACCAAGGTATTACTGGCTTCTTGCAACTTGTTGGTGCTGTTAAAACTGCTGGAACTGCTGACGAAGTTCAGTGGTGGGAAGAGCAGCGTCTTCACCCAACCGTAAACTTTACCACTGCTAGTGGTTCTATGCCAGCAGCTGCAACGACCTTCACTGTACCCGTTTCAGGAACACTTGCCTCAACTTCCCCAGTCCGTGTTAATGATGTTGTTCTGTGGGACCGTCAGCAAAGAGCTATCGTCACTAACGTAAGTACTACTGGAATCACTCTTTCTAACTTGGCAAGCGGAAATCTTGCAATTGCAACTTCTGGAACTGCTTATGTCCTTCCTATCGTCGGTAATTTGTATGGACAAGGCACAGACCAGCCTACTCAATTCCTTGAGTCGAACGTAGTTAAGCGTACCAACCCTTATATGATTTTGAAAGAAATCTTTAAGGTGACTGGCTCACAGGCTACAAACATCGGATGGGTTGACGTAGGAGGCGGTGACTATCGTTGGTTCATCAAAGGCGAAGCTGATACTCGTCAGCGCTTTATCGATAAGCGTGAAATGATGATGCTGCTTGGTCAGAAGAACGAAAATGCAAGCGCTCCAAGTGGTTATGGTTCTGGAACCATCAGTGGCTCTGAAGGTTACTTCTCGGCTATTGAAAACCGAGGACTTGTAACCGATGGTTATATCAACACTCTCGTTGACCTTGACTCCATCATCACTGCACTTGACCGAAACGGTGCTGGTCCTGAGTACGCACTTTACGTTGACCGCTTGCAAGACTTGGCTATCGATGACTTGGTTGCAAAAGGCGTTGCGGGAGCATCTCTGACTGCTGGTGTAGCCACTCAATTTGGTGCATTCAATAACAGTCCGAATATGGCTATCGAGCTCGGATTCAAATCCCTCGGACGTGGTGGTTACACCTTCCACAAGCACGACTGGAAGTTGCTGAATGACCCTACTTTGCTTGGTGTACCAGCCACTGCTCTTAGCGGTACTACTAACGCTGGCAATGGTTTCGCTGGTGTGATGATTCCTATGGCAACCGTAGTTGACCCCAAGACTGGAAACCGTGAGTTCCCTCTTGAAATCAACTATAAGTCAACCAACGGTGTCTCTCGTGAGATGCAGCACTGGCTGACTGGTTCGTTTATGGGAGCTACTAACTCCACACGAGATGAACTGCAGTTTAACTACTTGTCCGAGATTGCTCTCGTGACTCGTGCTGCAAACCGTCACGTGTTGATTAAGCGTGACTAATCACTGATTACCGCTGACAAGGGGGGCCCTTCGGGGTCCCCCTGACTCAGCAAAAGATTTCTTAAAACCCTAAATTCTATTTAATATGGCAAAACAACAACTCCAGAGGGAGGACGAGGTCCTCGCTCCTGACGCAGCTCAAATTGAAGCTGTCCCAATTTTCAAGCCTCGACGTAGGCAAGAACCAGTTCAAGAGACTGGTAGAAAACAAAAAGTTTATCAACTCGTATCAGGTGGTGGTGTTTGGTTCAAGTTGAATCAAGGCGACATCACGGTGTACGACAAAGAAAAAGATGCTATTAGGGCTATTCGTTATGCCCCCAACGAGCCTTCTGTGTTCTTAGATGAGCAATCTGTTAATGCTCGTAGGGCTCACATCATCTTCACGGATAAAATGCTTGGTGTACCAGCGAATCAGCCAAATCTTCAGAACTATCTGGATTTGCACCCAGGCAATGTAAAGAATGGCGGAAACGTATTCTATGAAATCAACAACGAGAGGAAAACAGACACCCTCCTTCAGGATGAATTCGTGGTTCACGATGCTATCTCTCTGATTCGTGAGAAGTCCATTGATGAACTTATCCCTGTTATTCTGTACCTAGGCATCAGCCTTGACCAGCGTAACCAAGAGATTCGCAGAGAGCTTCTAATTGAGGCCAAGTCCAATCCACAAGCGTTTATCCAGCTGTTCGACAATCCTCTCGTTAAGATGAGGGCCTCGATTAGCCTTGCTACTTCTAACGGAATCCTAAAGATTAACCAAGACGGGGTATTCTGGGCCGAATCAAACAGATTGATTCTCGCTACGCCTG